GATGGCAACCAGGATACAAAGAAATTGTAAAAGAAGTATTAATTACAAGACTTCATCAATACAACAAAACTGGTAGCTTAGAAACTATGTTTAACAGAGATGAGCATATGTCTTGGAATAAAAAGAATTTTAAAAGAGCGTTAATTAATATAGAAAATCAATTAAAAGTTCTTAGAAATCAAGGCATTACAACAGATAGAGATCTTGAAGTTGCTAAAGAAACTATAAATAATACTTTTAGTTTATTTAAAGACAAAGTAAATGAAGCAAAGTTAATATTTGATTTAGTACCTAACTTAGAGCATGAATTTTATTTTGAATATCAAACATTCGATAGGTTAACAGATGAATCATTAACATCATCACAAAAAGATATGTTAAAGTTTCTAACAGGTAATGTATGTTTAAATTTAAAATACAAAAATCCTAAAATAACAGTAGTGAATGTAGATAAGCCTGATATAGAAGCTTATGGTGTAGTAAATTTAGAAGATGATTTATATTTATCTTTCAATATACCATTGTATCTTTTGTTTCAAGAGTTACAAGTTAAAAGCTTTGATCAGTTAAATCATAATACATTATATTCAGGTAGTAAATATAACATAGAAAATGAAATAGATAGATATCTAATATCTAATGGTTTGTCTACTAACAGACAACATTTTAGATTTGCTAATCATATTTCATCACATTACTCAGAAAGCAATAATATTAAACATCCATTTGTAAGTGGCAACAATGGTGCAGAAACATTAAGAATGTTTGATCTTGAGCTCAATGGGAAAAATGTATGTTATGGTAATATGGATAATGAAATAAAAGATGCCTTTACAAGATTAGATTTTGTAGATTTAGTAAGATTATTAGATCAATGGCAAACTTATTGCATAACAACTACTAATCCATTAAACAATATTAGTTATAGTTTAACTACATTACCAGCAGATCAATGGGATGAAAGAATCTTAATAGATTCAGGTCAGATGTTAATTAAAACTATGCATGAAAATGTATTATCTATGCATGGTGTATCTAATGTTCATAAGCCAGGACCTTATGCTACTGATAGTAGTTGGAGACATCAAAGCATGTCTAATGCTGTATTTGTAAAAGAGCTAGGTTATAAGTGGGATGATGATAGTGAAGTGTATACATTTGGCTGGGAATTTACAGACAAGAATTGGATACCTTCTATTATGCAGCTTAGAGATGTTTGTGATCCTGACTTAACTATAGATACAGTAGAGCCATTTCATGTAGAACAATTACAAAACTATTTGTTTGACAGTATACAAGCATCTGTAGATATGTTAGATACAGATAAATGTCTTACTAGAAACTATGGTTTATATAATGACATGGTTAGAGTGTTAAATACAGTATATGGTGAAGATAGTCCTTACAAAATGAAAGGATTATTTAAAGTAGAAGAAACTGTAGAACAAAGCAATGATTCAACTTTAGATGAAGTTATAGACAATCTAAATGAACCATTTGTTTATGCAGAAGAATCTGACTTACCATTTGGAACAGATAATGAAACAATAACAGTTCAATCAGCATCAGAAATAATGACTGCTATGGAACAACAATTAATGGAAAGAGGTTAAAATGAGTAAATTCATAATGTCTAATGAAGATTGGACAACATTACAACACTATGCTAGACATGCTTGGGATGAATATCAAAGTGAAATAGGTGGATATATGGTTGTTAAGTATATAAATAATCAATTTGTATTCACTGAACCTGTAATACTAGAGCAAGAAATTACAGCTGGTAATACAGATATAACTAAAGAAGCAATGGGTAAGTACTTTACTGAAACAGAAATTAAACATGGTAAAGAACCTTATTGGCTATGCTGGTGGCATAGTCATCATACTATGGGTGTATTTTGGTCAGCTACAGATACTACTGCTATTGAACAAGATCAACATACTGACTATGACTTTTCATTAGTTATAAACCTAAAAGAAGAACAGATACTACGCATAAGTGACTGGAAAACAGGTACGCAAGTTGATACAGTAGTAGAAATAGAAAGTAAAACTGTAGAAATGCCTAAGTATATTAGTGACAATGTGGCAGAGTTATGTACAAAACCATCATCAGTTATAAAAACTAGTGTAGGTTGGGGTAGTAATTGGGATACAAGTCGTAAAATAACTAAGAATCAAGTTCAGTTGTGGGCAGATAAAGAAGACGAAGAAAAAGTACAACTTGAAGCAGAAATAGATGATATCTTACAAGATTATACTATGGATGATGATTACAGCATGTGTCGTAAACGATTAGGTAATTTAAATAGAAAGCTCGGTGCAAAGAAGAGTGAGTTAAGAGTAGGTGTTCTTGACAAGGTTATGTTAGATTCAGTAATTAATATAGTATTAGCTGATTCATACATATACAGCAAAGGAACAAACTTTGACATAAATACCATGGTAGAACAAACAACATGGGAAGGGAGTTTTAAATGAATGAAAGATACTCAGGAATAATAAATAGTTTCGATGAGTATGCATATCATTTCTTAGGTTGCGGTGCTATAGGTAGTGCCGCAGCTGTAACATTAGTAAAGATGGGTGCAAGTCGTATCTATCTTTATGATATGGATATAGTAGAAAGTCCTAACATAGGAGTTTCAATATATGATAGAAATGATTTAAATAAATCCAAAGTAGATGCATTAAAAGATAGATTGATTGCTATTAATCCTTCAATAGATGTAGAGTGTTATAATCAAAGGTTTGAAAGATATCAACCAGAAGATAAAAACATAGTCATACTAGGATTTGACTCAATGAAAGATAGATTAGAAGCAGTTCAAAATATAATCAAAGATAAAAAACCAGACGTTCTTATAGACGGAAGAATGGGTGCTGAACATTATCAACAGTATACTTTGAAACAACCTACTCTATCACAATACAAATCACATTGGTATAGCGATGATGAAGGTGATGATGATCCTTGCAATGCCAGAGCTACTAGTTACTGTAGTAATATGACAGGTAGTTTTATATGTAATAATATAAAACAGATTATTAAAGAAGAACCTTACTTGAAAGAATTTTCTTTTAATTTTCAAACAATGTCATTAAACTCTACAGGATTTGTAAGTTAAATAAATAAACTAACATGCGGGTTATTATACCTCATCTATATCCACTACTTACAAGTAGACCCGCATATTAGTTGTTGATTTATATACAATTTATTTGTATATTACAGGGCTCAATAAGAGCATAATATGAACATGAAACGAAAGGGAACTAAATGAAGTTCAAAGGTAAAGAATATACAGAAGTAAAAGATCGTGTAGAGGCATTCTTATCAGAATATCCTACTTCTACAATAGAAAGTCATCTTGTATCAGTAAACAATATTACAGACACACCATCAGGTGAAAGATGTAATGAATACTTAATCAAGTCAACTGTATATCCTGACAAAGAAAACAATCCTGACATGTATTATACTGGTTACGCAGCTGAACGTGACAATACAGGATTTGTTAATAAAACATCAGCATTAGAAAACTGTGAAACATCTGCAGTTGGTAGAGCATTAGCATTTGCTGGATTTGGTGGAGGTTATTCAATAGCTTCTAAAGATGAAGTAGATAATGCTAAAGCAGCACAAGCAAAATCTCATGTTAAAGTAAAAGATCTAACAGGTCTTGATGCGTTAGCAAGTAAAGCTAAAGATATTATAGGTAATGAAAGTTATCTTAAATACCTAAAGCAAAGAGAAGATGGGTATTTTGATACACTAATAAGAGTTAATACTTGCAGAGATTACTTTCAAAATCAAATAGAGGAAGGAAGTAAAAATGTCAAAGAAACTGCCTAGTGAGCACAGAATATCAGACATGAATGAAGGAGACATTCAATATATTAGTAATGACCATGGTGATTATTTACTTGTAAGAGTAGCATATAACGAAGGTCAGTATGGATATAACTACATTGATACAGATCAAACAACAAAATCATTAGAAGAGTTTATGGAAAATCATAATGATTCAATGCAAGATGCTATCAGTGAAAAAAACCAAGACTATATTAATGATAATCGTACAGGAATGGAGGCGTAATGGCTATTAATGGTACAAAACATAGTAATTCTAGTTCAACAATGAGAAATTATTTCGTTAATGATACTACTATTACAGATGTTCAAGTAATGGATTCACAATACACAGATATGAGTTTAAAAGTACAGCTAACAGATGTTGGTAATGGATATACTTATACTAGTTTTGTAAATCAAAACTTTGATAAAGATACAAATGGCGTAGTAACAGGATTGTCTTATCCAGATGATTTAAATACGTTGTTTGTAGCTGCAAAGTGTGATCTAAATGTTAGTGACTCAGGTATCTTAGATACTAAATCACTAGAATCTTTAATGGGTAAGAATGTTTGTTGTATAACATACAAATCTTCAGGTAAATACAAGCGTAATACTTGGGGTGTATTGTCTAGTCCAGAAGGTAAAGAGCAATTAGAGTCACGTTTTAATCAACAGATATCTAAAGGCTATCCAAAAGACTTCGATAAAGGAAGTAATGAGGAAGATCCTATTGTTCAACAAGTCAAAGAGAAGTTTGATGGTCAAGAGGTACCATTTTAATGACAGCTCAAGACATCGTAATTGCTTGGATTAAAAGTATAAAAGCTAAAAGTCCTATGTTTTATAGTTACGATTTGGAAAGCAGCTTACCATTGTATGGTAGGCTTGCTCACCAAAAATTACACACTGCAAGTACTTATGCTAGGGCATTTAGAAAGATACGTGAAAGTAATTCTTTAAAAGCACACGGCATAAGTTTAGAAGAAATTGAACATACGAATAGGAAAGTAAAAGGATGGAAAATAACAAAGTAGTAGAAGTAGTTCAAGATGGTTTATCAAATAGAAATACAATAATACCATTTAATGATTATCTTGAATTAGAAAAAAAGAATGCTTTTAATAAAGAAATGTATAAGTCATATTATATGTTTGATGATACGTTTACAACACATGTCATAACTAATAAAAGTGTTAAAGGATATAACGGTTTAGTGTATCCTAATAGAATAATTATAGATGTGGATAAAGGAGATATTGATGGAGAAAATCTACAAAATTATCTTAGACATGTTTGTAATGAGTTGTTTGATTTTGGTATTGATAGCAACCACGTTAATGTTTGGTTTAGTGGTAGCGGTTATCATGTCGAGTTACTTAACATTTTTGGGTTTCAACCTAATAAAAACTTACATGTTAAAGTTAAAGCAACTCTAAGTGAACATTTTAGTTTTGGTGATAACATATATGATAAAACTAGAATCATAAGATCTAATTGGTCGTTAAATAAAAAGACTAATTTGTATAAAGTGTGGATACCTTTAGAAGATATCTGGACTATATCATATGATGAAGTTTGTAAGATAGCTAAATCAAAGCAATCTTATAATCAATATGTTAAAACAAAACCAAACTTCTATGCAACATTAAACTCACAAGACGTTATAATAGATCCATATTTACAATCATCTATTATATCAAGTCTTAACAATACAGCTAGTCTCACACCAACTAGAAGCGGTGAAACTAATTCAGTAGTTACATGTGTTCAGCATATATTTAATGAAGGACCTAGTCAAGGTTCAAGAAATAAAAACATGATGCGTATGATAAGTTCTTGGAAAAGAGCTGGAATACCATTCATAGTTACATTAAACGGTATGATTAAATGGGCACAAAATGAATTAAATACATCAGAAATCGAAAGAACTGTTATGAATGTATACGACAATCAATATATATATGGTTGTGACGATGCAATTTTAATGGAATATTGCGATCCAAAATGTATACACTTTAAACGTAAAGATTATGTACTTGATATTAGAGATGTAGATTCATTAGAAGATACATTTACAGAGTACATTATGAAAGACTTTACAGAGCGTAGTGTAAACATTAATGATGTATTTCCAGGTGGACCTGATTACTTGTTTAAACCTGGAGAACTAGTTGTCTTTAGTGGTGATACTGGTATGGGTAAGACTGCTTTTGTACAAAACTTAGTAACACAGTCAAAGAAAGATACTTTGTTTCTATCATTAGAAATGAATGAAATATTAATTTGGAGACGATTTGTTCAGATAGCTAAAGGACAAACAGCTGAGTGGGTACAAAATCAATACAAAAGCAATCCAGATTTTAGTGCTAAAGACATGTTAGATCATATTAAAATTATGGTTATAGCACCAGAGATTGAAGCTGTTAAGAAAGTAGTAGCACAGTATCAACCTAACATACTTGTTGTAGATACAACAGACGAAATGCAAGTAGATAGATTTGATGGTGAAATACAAAAACAAAATGTAGTTATAGATGCTTTAAAACAAATAGCACAACGTAACAACACTTTAATATTTGCTGTTCATCATTTGAATAAAGCTAGTGCAGCACAAGGTACTGTAGGGTTGCATTCATTAAAAGGTTCGTCTAATGTAGTACAAAAAGCTGATAAAGTTATTGTACTTAAAGGAAATCGTAACGAAGTTTATAGAACTATTCAGTCAGAAAAATCAAGAGACGATGGTAAGCTAGAATTTGTTACAGAATTTCAACCTGAAACAATGACATTTAAACGAATAGAAATATAAAGGAGAGGTTATGTTTAAAGTAATTAGAAGTAAAAGTGATAAGAATGTTTATCAAACAAAAATAAGATGCTTTAGTGTGTTTGATATTGGTTGGTATGTTACCAAACAATTAGGTAAGCATCGTGGTATTTTTATGGGTATAGATAATAAACAAATACATTTAACATTTAGAAGTTGGAATACTACTTTAGTTAATGATGGTAAAGTTTATGACGCATAAAAATAAAATACGTGGTAATAACCTTGAAAGAGAATGTGTTAACATTGCTAAAGAGGAAGGGCTCTCTGCTGAGAGAGCCTATGCCTCCAATGGTAAAGCATTAGGTAAATCTGAACAAGTTGATTGTTTAGTTGAAGGATATGCAGTCCAAGCTAAAATGAAAAAAAAGATTGCACAATGGTTATATCCTAAACATCACGCAGATGATGTAGACTTAGTTGTTACACGTATGGATCGCAAAGAAGCACTAGCTGTAATACCATATAAAGAATGGATTAGATTAATTAAAATAGAAAAGGAGATGAAATCTAATGAAGATGGATAAAAGAGAAATACAAGCTATCATGTCACTAGCTAAAAAAATATTACAAGAACAAGATAAACAAGACATAGAAGTAATTAGAAAATCAGAAGATCAACATGACATGACCGATTATTCTTTTGATGTTGTTAATGATAAAGAATGTGAGGTATCTAAATGAGCCAATATATAGGAGTTGAAGATCAAGTACAATTTGTATTAGAGTTTTATAATCCTGCAGAAGTATTACTATTAAAGTCTGCTTTAGTTAATTATAAGAAAGCACCTTTTGTAAGTAAGATAGAACACGTAGTGTTAGCAGAGTTGTTAGATCGTGTAAACGAGCTAGAGGAGACTTTATAATGGAATGTACTATATGCACAAACGGTAGTCCAGCATCAGAACCAGTAGAAACAGAAACAGAAGGTATGTATATAGCTTTATGTACTGGTTGTAAAGACTGGGGAGAGTTTACTACTGAAGAATATCGAGAAAAAGAAGAGTCTAATTAGAATTATAGGGCAGATGTTTCGTTAACTTGTCATCTGTCCTGACAATTATTCCCTCTCTATAATGCGACTTAAAAGGAGTCGAGTGGTTAATTCCACATTGCCCAAGGTTAATGGTTATCACCTAAAAGAGCAACATGCAGTACTTAATTTGGTTGGCGTTAAATTAAGAACGGAGAGGGAATAATAAAGAGGAGGCGAGGTAAAAATTCAGCCACCGAAAAAAAGATATTAGTCCTCAAATAAAGAATAGTCTGCTTCCATATCTACTAGTTCCTGTTCTTCTATCTTACTTCTACGAGCTTCGTGTATCTGATGTAAAGGTAATCCAGTTAAATAATCTGGAGCCATAGCAGGACTATTGTACGTTCTTTTTACATCTCTAAATAATCTACCATAAGGAAAGTAACTATATAGAGTGTAATCAGTAAAGGTTTGAAAGTCTTGATTTAGTATAGCGGTTATAGGTTGCATTACAAAACGTCCAATAGGAGGTGTTACAATTTGTAATGGAGCTAATGCTGGGTGAGGGTAAGAACTAAAGAAAGCACGGTCACGTTCTTTTTTGTCACCAAATAATAAAGCAGCTGTATCTTGCATCCAAGACATAGGTGGTGATAAAGCGTATTCAAATATACTAGCTATAAATATATTAGCTAATGCTAAGGACATTAAATCCATAGTAAATTGTCTTTGAAACTTTTTATTAGCTAATACATCTCTATTCCATTCTGATTGTCTAGCACCTTTATATAATTTTAGACGTCTACCTACACTGTTCCATGCATAAGGTTGGAATCTAGTAAGTACACGACCCAAAGAAGTGTTAGCAAAGTTAGGTCTAAATGTAGCTTGATACATAAACTGTGAAGACTCAACACCTTTCAATGCATAATTAATTAGAACAGGACTATCAAATGGTACTTGTTCTTTAATAGGTCCTAATACATTATCTCTCATATTAATATAGTTAGCTAAGAATGCATTACCACGTAGCTTACGCTCTGACCATTTCATAGGTAATGCACCAAACTCTACAATAGGTACATCAACCTTTAAGTCTCTTGCTACTTCTCTTAAAGTTTTCTTTTCTATCTGTTCACTAGTAGCCTTAGTTAGTATTTGTCCTTCTTTATAGCTTTTATTCATACGAGAAATAAATTCTTCCCAGAACTTACGAACACCAGCTTTACCAAAGTTTCTATCTAAAGATACCATGTCTAAAAACATCTGATCATACACACCTAATGATTCTAACCAAGCATCTATATCTTGTCTAGATTCAAAACCTCTTTTCTTTTTTGCACCAGTAGTTGCATCTACAAAAGTAAATTCAGCATTCATAGATTGCATCATAGATAATACATCTTTAGTACTATTGGCTTTTCTAAAAGCACTCCAGCCTGTGTCAGCAATAGTATTAACAGTACCACCATATACATTAGTAATAGCTGTTTTAGGGTGAGATAACAACGACAGTAATTCAAACCTACCTTCTAAGTCACTAAGCCCTCTTATTCTAGATAACACAGCATTACGTCTATCTGCTTCACCAGCACCTGTATTAGGATCTACACTAGGTAGGTCACCAAAAAGTTTACCACCAAATAATTTATTAATTCCTCCAAAGAATTTTACTGCAGACTCATCACTAGTAACATGATAAAGAGATCCATACTTACCTGTTACATTAACATCTTGTGCTAATTTTTTAGCTCTAGTCATACGTAAATTATTAACTTCTTTCTTAGCTACTTCAATATTGTTGTTAGCTCTCATTAATATATTTTCTTTTTCAGCACCATTAACACGTATAGCTATTTCAAAATCTAATATTTTTTCTTTATCCGCTACGCTTAAAAGCATTTTCTTTCTAGATAGTTTGTTTTTTATGTAACGTTTATACAAAGCTTGATCTTTCTTTTCAATACCATGAATGTTTAATGCTCTGTAATTAGACATACCTATCATATTAGTAAAGGCGTCTCTCATAAATCTTGACCAATTTTCTGCAAACTTTTCTTTCTTATTAACTTTGTCAAAGTTTCTTAACAATAGTTCTGAACTAAAACCAGCTAAGTTTGTTAAATGTGCTTTAACTAATTGTTGTTTATATCTTTTAATAATATCTAAATCTTTTTTATAAAAAGGAATAAACGCATCGCTTCTATTTTTAAACATAGATGCTGTATATTCACCAACATATCCTTTGTAATTACTTCTTGTAAACAAATCTCTTACTTGAGCTTCCGATTCTAACGATCCATTAGTAGCATTGTTCTCAGCATTTCTTTCAAACCTAGCAAGTAACGTAGATTTATAAACACGTATAGCTTCTTGCTTTGTCATCTCTTTATATTCAACAGCCATACGTAAATCTAATGGCAACATTTTATGATTACCTGGTTTACTAACTTCTTTAATTTTTCTTTCTACTTGTTTTTTCATAAACTTTTGTATCTCAGGTATGTTAGCAGCTACATCATAGTGCCCCATACGAGGCATATATCCCCTATACACGTCACCAACAATGTGTTTAGCATAGGAAGCCTTACCCATCTCTCTTTTAATAAAGGATTCAACGATTTCTTTTTGTTTAAGATTTAAAGGTCTATCTAAATCTATTTTAGGATAAGCCATTTCTATTCTATCTCTTATTTGCATATGGTATTTAATGAAAAAGAAATCATTTACACTGAAGAAATCTTGAAAAATAGTTCTATCTGGTGCTGCTTCTAAGTCAAACTTTTTAAACATAAGACTTACTATTTCTTTTCTAATAAGACCAAATGAATTTAAAAACATTTTTTCCATGTTAGATGTTGCTTCAACTCCAGTCATCTCACCACTGTCTACCATTTTTTCAATTTCTGTTTTACTTTTACCTTCAAATAATCTATCTTGTTTTGTATTTTTATACAAATCTAATTTTACTTTTTGTTTAGATAGATAAGCTCTAATCTTTTTATGATTACTCTTTATATATGATTGATTAATTTGTCCTAAATCTTTTTCAAATTTACTAGCTAATCTTTTAGCATATGTAAAAGCGTCTATCATTTCAGATTTACCTTCAGTAGCCCATGGAAATTTTATACCTTTTAACTTAGTTATAGCATTTGTTGAGTCATTATAAGCTGCTTTAATTCTTTTTTTAGCTTCAACAGATCTTTCATTAGAAGGGTATTGTCCGTTTTGATATTCATTGACATTCCAAGCATGCTCTACTAATAAATCTTTATGTCTCTGTAAGTTAGCATTATCTATACCTAAAAAATTATAGTATCCATTATGCTGTGCTTCAATACCAGAAGACATTAGTTTTTGTAACGTATCAAACTTATCTATTCTTTTTCTACCATATTCTAAAGTGCTAGTTGGTACAATAATATTCATAGTCCTAGGTTTTTGTTGACCAAATTTATCTATAACAGGTACTGCAGCTTTAATATACTCTAACTCTTCAAAAGTTTCTAGCTTCTCACTAATTTTTTTATAGTTTAGCATCTGATCTATCCAACCAGGCTTAACAATTATTTTACCAGTAGTTTTATCTATAATACTTTTAGCACTAAATCTTTCTTCTAATGCATTGTTTAACATTTTTAAGTCTTGAGTTGTTAACGTGTTTAATCTTCTACCAATACCTTCTAATCTAAACGTTAAATCAATAAAAAATTCTTCAAATCTAGATATAGAAGAAGGGTTTTTAGAAATAATATTTCTAGTTCTTTCTATTTCTATATCAGCTTCATCTGTTACAAGTTCATTAGGTTTCAATTTCTTTTTCAACCAATCAAACTGTGGTAATATTTCATTCATAATATCATTAGTAGTCTGCACTTTATCTTCTACGGTTTGTGTATCTTTTTTAAATCTATTGTTAATATTATTTGGATATTGCTTGTTATATCTTTCTTGTGCGTCTGCACTTATTTGTTGCTGATCTGAAAGTTTAGGTCTTTTAATTTGACCTTCTGAAGTATCATAAGTTCTACTATTACTAGTATCATAATTATCTGGTAACTCTTCTGCTACATCAAAAGGTATTTCTTCTTCTAAGAATTTTTTAAGATTAATTTTTTCTTCTGGCATTTTAATTTGTTGAGTTATGTTTTCAGTAATCTCTTGCAACATTTTATATTGGTCTTTAAAGAATGTTTTTCTATTAGATTCTTTTATTGCTATAGATTTGTATGCAAAATTTAAAGTTGGTCTAAGTTTATTATATATTGCAGCCTTTGTTTTCATGTAACGAGCAAGCTCTACGCTCTCTCCAGAGTTATTACCTAGTTCTACTAAACGTTGTACTTGTCTTCTAATTTTTTTGTTGACAATAGCTAAATCTTCTTCTGCTCTTTTTAATAAATCTGATGATGTAGATCTGAAATCTCTACTGAGTAACCAACTATCTATTAAAGTTTCTATTTGTTCGTAGGTCTCTGGCTTGTATGCATTTTTATATTTATCTTTAAGTCTCATAATAATATTGTTCATATCTTTTACTGTTACAACTCTTTCTCCTTGCATGTTACCTATGCCACGTAACTGTACTTCAGAGTGCCAATAACCTTTTATATTATATGTTGTATCCATAACATTCTTAACAATCTTTTCTGCTGTTTCACTTCCTAATCCAGTACTTGCTGCTTCTCTTATAAACTCTTTGCTCTTACCCATACTATAGAATATACCTTGATAGTCCATTAGTTTTTCATGCATATGATAAGGCTCAGCATCTGTTAATCTTTTTAAATCTTTATCTAATTCAATATGAGTAGTCCAATAATCTTGCATACCAAACCTTTTAAACATTTTGTCACCTTTAATCAGTTCTCTTAGTTTAGATATATGAAGTCTTACAACACCTAAATCATCTATGTTAGATATTTCTAAATTCTTTCTAGCTGCTTCATTAAAATAAAACTTATAAGGATCTACAAAAAAGTCAGGAGTTTCTCTTACTGCTTTAGCAATGTTAGAATAAAACGGTATGTCATTTCCTAGTTTATTTAAATATGATTCAGCTAAATAATCACTTCGTTCTATACGTTTAATAGCATCACCATTCATCTTATAAAAATCGTTATGCACACTTTCAATTAATCTTAAAGAATGTAAATGATCTGTATCTTTAAAATAATTACGCTTATCTTTTACATTGTAAGATTGTTTACCCCACGATATATTAGATTTACCACTTACAGAATCTACAGTAAAATAAGTATCCCATACTTTGTTTATAATTTTATTATAAAATTCTATTTTAGTAAAGTTTGCAGAGTCAGCCATAAGATTTACAACGTTAACACTATCTAACTGTAATTGTTTTGCCATTTCAGTAGATGAAAGCTTACCCTTTCTACCTGGTAATGTATCCTTTAATCTTATTGCTGCTACATCTGGTGTCATTTCAAATGAATGTAAATTAGTTTCAAAGACTCCTTGTCTAGCTTGTATTACTTCAGCTATGTTTTGCATACGTGTCATAGCATCTACAATAACACCCATCTGTTGTTTACCACGTCTTGCCATCTTAGCTACATTTATTCTTTCATTTGTATTAACTAGATTAGCAAAGTCAACTTCAGGAGATATACTTTCTACTTCTTTTACAAACTCTTTAAATATTTCAGAAGGTTTTTCAAAGTTATATAATACATCTTTAGTTATTTGAAATTCATTATCATATTTTTTAAATGATTCTTTAAAACTCTTAGGCATGTTTTGATATATAGAAACAGAGTCAGCATCTTTATCTGCACCACCAAGATAGTAATCATTTTTAGATGTAGTTATAACACTAAATCCTTTTCTATCTACAAAACCTGCAAAGGATAATACTCTTACACCACCATTACTACTATTAGGTGAACGTACTAACATAAATTCTAACGCTTCTCCTATTTCATTTCTAGCAGTCTGTGTATAGTTTTTAGTATCTTTAAATTTAGTAAACGCTTGCTCTAATGTTTGTTCACCACCATATTGTTCTGGTAATTTTACATTATAATTTTTAGCAAAGTCTCTACCTAACATAAAAGTATTGTCATTTAATTCTGGATGTCTTGCAAATGTTTCAGCATCTCTAGGTCCAAGTTTACCAGTAGTAGAATTTTGAATTAAAGGTTGTACTACTCTTGCTGTTCTATATCTAATCAAAGCTTTGTCTACAAATTGTTTTACGTTAGGTTGTAACAATATACCTGGATTATAGTCTAGCTTAGCTAGTATATCTGGAACTTCATAAACTTCTATGCCCATTATATTACCAGCTACTTCATCTGTAGTTTCCAACATTAGCTCTCTATAGTCTTCTCTACCTCTGTTAAGTATTTTTTTTATTGTTTCAGTTGCAAGCGGACTAGTAAGGTCTCTTGATATAATATCATTTATAGAATTAATACTAATATCGTTTACATCAAAACTATAATCTTTAGGTAGTTCTTTTATTCTACCAGATGTTATGTCAGCTATTACTTGGTTAAATTTAGCAGTCTCTACAGCATTTCCTTCATAAGATCTTTGCGATAGTTGTTGGTAATCATCTATTAAAGTTCTAGATAAGTCAGGACCTAATTGTGCTGTATTTATTTTATCTAATATTTGTTTCTGAAATGGAGCAGGTTTGTTTATTTTTAAATCATTTTCATACACACCCATATTTAAATACAGTTCATCTGGTTTCATTCTAAATGGTTCTAATGACTCTGATGCAGACCATTCTTTATCAAAGTTTAATGTGTGTAATTTTAATCCAAGTTGTGTTTTAGCTGCAGATTCTGGTACAATAAAATCTATATTGTTATCTACCATAAATTTATTCTGTGCAGTTGTAGCTCTAAACGTACCTGTCTTTAATAGTATATTACCTACAGGATTTTCTCCGTATTCAGGTCCTTTATATCCTACTAATTTTAAAAATCCATTATTAGCAGGTCTAAAGTTTTTAGTCTGTATAATATCAAATACATTTTTTCTAGCTATTACAGCTGCATCAGTACCAGATGGAGAGTTGTTAAACATAGGGTCTGTAAAATCTTTTACCATAACCATATTAAATTGACCGTTTTGTTTAGATAAAGTATTTGTAAAGTCTACATTCTCTAAAGGTATATCTGCACCCTGTGCTAAGTTAGAATACTTATTAAATTTTTGTAGATTTGCATACAAAGGTTCTTTTAGGTATTGTTTAACTGCACTAATCAGTCTATCACTAGAAGCTTTTTGCGTAAACTGTAGAGAAGGATCTAATAATCCAGACTCAACCATTAAATAATATATATTAGAAAATGTTTTTTTATCCCTTACTTTAATATTTACGCCTGTATTTGTTAGCAAGTCTTTAAAAAATAAATCTCGCATAGTCTTAGGAAAAAAGTTTTGACCTACTATATCTGTAATAGGGTATCTATGTAATAATAAAGTACCATTGTCTTTACTACCGCCATAAATATATAAACCTTTTTCATTTAAAGCTGCTTCTAATTTTGCTTGTACTACTGGTGTAAAGTTGTCTGCTATTGGTTCAGTAGGACTGTTCTTTACTTTTTTACCTGGATTAACATAATCTAATGGCCCACCAGAAGTTCTTTTAAATGTATCTATAACAGTTCTTTCAGGACCTACATTTGTTGTACCACTTTTAACAAAAGCTTTTCTAAGTACTAGTCTGGCTTTTAAAGGATCACCTGGAAATGTTTTATTATATTTATTAGCTGGCCTGTCACCACCTAATACTTCACCATTAATATCTTGCCCTGGTATTTCTCTTATATCTATAATGTCTCCAGATAAATCTATTTCATAGTCAGTTTTTTTATCAAAATATTTTTTAAGTTTTAAATAACTACCTAATCTATTTCTATTACCACCAGCTTCAGAAAAATAATTTGAAGGTAATCTGCTATATGTTTTTCTAATTCCAGAAATAACTTTATTAAGGTCATAATTATTTTCTTTTGCTATTTTTGTTATAGTAACATTTATTTCATCTATACCCTTCCCTATATCACCTTGCTTAGCTCCAGATATTTCTCTAATATCTTTAGCTATTAACTCTAAATCTCTATTCTTTATAACATGTTTAGGTTCATTTAAATCTCTTTGACCTGTCATCTCAATCATTTCAGACAACTCTACATCTATTTTATTAGAAAGAACTTCATTAGCTAAACTATCTTTAGATCTTTTTTTAACTATAGTATCTAAAGGTTCTTCTGCAGGTACAGGTCTATTTATTTTTATACTATCAGCACTTGGTAATGATGCAGCAGACCTATCTTGTTGTACTTGTTTAAATACTCTTTCAAATTCTGGTTGTGTAATGGTGTCAGGATTTATTCCTAGTTTTTTTATAGCAGCATCTATCTCTGGTATTTGTTGTAGGTTAGACATAATAGGAGCATGAGCATTAAATTTTTCTGCTACTACCTTAGCTATGTAAGTTTCTACATATTGCTGATCGCTTTTTTCTAACGCTTGGAAATCTGGATCTTTTCTAGCTACCTCAATAGCTTCTTTTTCTGTCATACCAAGTTTATAATTCTTGTAATCATTCTTCATAATAAACTTAGTTCTATCTCCAAAACCAGCTGAACGTGCAGTAGCACCAAAGAATGCACCTAATAAGTATTCATACACTTGTTCAGGTACAGGTAATCCTTGTGCTGTAGACATACCACCTTGTGCTACAGAACCTAAGGTACCTTTAATCATCATGTTTAAACCTTCAAGCTTTGCTGCATCTTTAGATACTTCAGCAGCTACATCTTTAATTCTATTCTCTGCATACTTTCTTGTCTTAGGATTTTGTAACATCTTACCAACGTTAACATAATTACCTATAGTACCAAACAATGCACCAGCAGCAGCTCCATGCATAGCAGAATCCATCATACCCTTTGGACCATCTTTCCATGCTGATACTCCTAATGCTACACCTAGATGTATACCTTGTTCACCTATATTTCTAAACTTTTTATTTGCAAATATACCCTTAGATAGATACCCACCTGCCACTAAACTTGAACTACCTAAATAAGATTTAGATTGTTCTACTACATAATCAGATACTTTCATAGGTATTGATTGCAATGTAAATGTTTTAGGGCCTATTTCTTTACGTAGAAATCCAGGAGCTTTGTCAGCAGCTGCACTTAAACCAGCTCTAGTAACACTAGTACCAGTAATAGCAGCTCTCTTAGCTGCAGCAATAGGAATGTAACGACCCATAGAAAAAAACGAAGCTACAACGTCAGGAGCAAAACCTATTAAGTGTCCGAGTTTGTTTGCAATAGATTCAGCAGTAGTGTCAGGTTCTTCTGCCCACCCTAGAGTAGTAAAACCTTCTACTAAACCACTAGTAAATTGATTCATTGTACTCAATAGGTTAGCATCAGCAGCTTTCATGTCTCTATTAAATTTAATATCAACTTTTTTAAACTGCTTTTCTATATAGTCAACTTCTTCTTCTGTAAAAGAAGTAGGGTTAGTACGATAAGCTAATTCCAAGCGATTGAAATATTCTTGTGGCTCAATTTCTTTTTGACGTACTAAGCTATCTAGCTGTTTTAAGGTAGGGTTATTAAAATTCATTTAGTCTAGCAGCGATATTAATGTGTCTATATCTTCTATTTGTTCATCAGCTCTTTCTAATAATGATACTTCCCCTTCACTAAAAAATTCAATTACAGCACTAGCTGGCTTACCATAATCACCTTCTCTTTCACTAGGATCAAACAAACCAGCAGTTTCTACTGCAGTTTTTGCATTTAAAATTCCTTGTCTTAATGTTAGTAGTTCCTGTTTAGTGCCATCTATTATAGGAGAATCTGGTCCTAATATTTTTTTCTTAGCTATAATACCAGTAAAAGATGCTAAACTTTCATTTAACATTTTATCGTTTTCATTAACCATGTCTTTAAAATCTCTTCTTATTTGTCCAGATTTACCAAAACCAAACCAATTACCAGTACCACCTAACAAATCTTCTCTTTCTTCAATTTCTTCTTCAGTCATTCCCTCTATAGCTTTATTGTATGCATCTATATTTTTAGTTTCTAAGCCCTTTAATAGAACTCTTTTATCTAATATATTTTTATATGAAACCATAGCTTCTTTAGTATACTCTTGATTTTGTTCAAATCTTGCTTGCTCAATAGCACTATGTGTTTGCATTTGTGCAACTGTTTGTGCTTGTATTAAACCCATAGCTAATTGCCTAGCATCATCTTTTTCTTTACCCGTGCTCTCTTTTAATGCACCAGTTGCTCTTGCTAACTCAGCTAATGCAGATAATGTATCTTCTGAATACGCCATCTTAATCCTCCATCATGTCTAAAACGTTCATATTTCTACCACTGTGTGCAGATAATTCAAGTAAATTGCTTTGTATGTCTCTTAGTCTAGATTCTTTTTGTTGATCTAATTGATATCTATCAGACTCTAAACCTAATGTTGCAGCATCTTGAGCACTACTAAACTCTTGATTCATTTGTTGTATCTGTCTTAAACCAGAACCTGAACCAGCTAAGTTGGTTGCTCCTAATTGTATATTACCTTCACGCATGCTACCAGTATAGCTACGAACACCTTTTTGCTGAGCTATATCAAATGCTCTACCAGTAAACAAGTCCTGTTGTTTAATATCACTAACAACGTTTCTTGCTGCACCCATTAACAAATCTTCTGATTTTATTGCTCTTCTTTTACGTGCTCTTGCTTGCCTTCTGGCTCTTCTTCTAGCACTCATACTAGTAAAGAATCCTGCTATAGCACTTACAGCACCTATAACTGGGTTAGCTGCAGCTAATGCACCACCTATGCCTCCCAATGCTGACATAAATGCACTACCTCCAGATGGAGGTTGAGCGGCCATTGCTGAAAAGTTAGGTGTTGACATATTTCTAAATTGTAAACTATTAGAAGAACCAGTGTTAAAACCAGTACTGCTGTCACTATAAGAATTACTTACAGCACCTCCACCTAAGTTACCAAAACTAGTTCCTACATTTCCTCCGCCCATTACTTACTCTCCTTTTCAAATGAATTAAATTCTAACCCCAAGTCATCTAAAACATCTAACAACACAAATCTTGATGCAGTTTCTTGTGAGACTTGTTTTTTTATATCTTTTAAAAATTGCTCATTAGGTTCTACTGGAGTATCTTTTAGCTCTCCAGGTTGATCTACTCCTTGCTCAAATAAAACAGGGTCTTGTACACCAGCTGGAAACTTAGGAGTATCTGCTAATTCACCAGGTTGATTAGTTCCTTCTAACATAGGGTCAGTTTTAGTTCTTTTTTTTATTTTATCTTGAATCATTAAATACTCTCCTTAATATTTTCTATTGCTGTTATAAAATCTTTTACTCTTACAGGTGTTTGTTTGTACCATTTAGAATATTTTTTTTCTTTCTTGTTAGCATATAAAACTTCGTCCATAGCTTTATCGTAATCGTTATGACATAGTGCTTTCCAAGCTGATGGAAACTTTCTATACCACTTAGTACCAAGTTGAAAATTTACAGATGTTAAAGCAATTTTAAATTCAGTATTAAATACATTTAATATCTTACACTGTTCATTACATGCGTCTAAAGATTTTTGTATGTCTTTATCATACCACTCTTTTATAATACTTTCTTTTATTATACAACCCAAAGGAAATGTTTTACGTTCAGAAGAACTTAGTAAGTGTCCTATACCACCAGTAGGTTTTCCTAATGTGTCTAAATAGACTACGTTTTTATAACCTTCACGCAATTTAATGTGATCATAAAGTTTTTGTCTAAATGATATGTCTCCAGGTATAATCATTTTAAGATTTTTCTGTCATGTTTAATTTTATATTACCAATATCTGTTCTAATTTTATCACTATATAAAGAAACAGCATCTCTATAGCTTTTTACTAAATCTTCTTTAAACTTATTCATAAAACTAGGATCTATTGATAGCTCTTTCATAGAATCAGCAGTCATTTCTTTAAAATCTCTAGGGTCTGTAATGTTTTTAATTGTTTCTACAGAGTTCATTGCTGTTGTAGCAGCATACATTCCAGCTGCTGCATCTGTAACAAAACCAGCAACTCCACCTATATAATTATCTCCACCAAATAATAAACGATTTTCATCTTTAACTCTTTCTCTTTCATCAGCCGCTCTAAAGCTTTGCATAATATTCTGTGCTTCTGTAGCCATTATTCTACCTCCTGTAGTTGTAGTTTCATCCATCTTCCACTACTTTTTATATATAAATATTCTCCATCTGATTCTTTTACTACCTTTCTGTCACCGTCAGCACCTTTATTATTATCAGGTATAGGTTCAGATGTTTTAATAGGTGTTTCGTATTGTTGCTTTACTTCTTCTATTCTTTTACCGTCATCTATCATAGAATTTATAGAACTTAATAAACTTTTTTTTCTTTTGTACATTAACTGTTCACCTTTGTCCTGTAAACTATTTGAATATCGTTAATTTCAAATCCAACGTTTAAGCCATTAGTTACGTCTAATTGGATACCCATGCTAAGTAAGTTCTTGAAACTGCTAGGAAGGGGCAATTTAGCCGTTTTAAAGGTACTTCCTGTGCTTTCTAATGCACCTATAGTAGTTACGCCTAGATCTGTATTGTCTTTTCTAGTTCCAAAACCTTTCATAGTAACGTTAGCTCCGTTAGTTCCACCTTTATAATTTATATAAATAGTATTAAAATTTTTAGAAGTGTTAGGTGTGTCCATATCATATAGTTTTGTTTTAAATATTGTAGGGCTACCACTAATTGATGATTCTGAAGGATTCCATTTAGTTCTATTAATACTATTTGGATCGCCATTAATTCCTAAAACTTTATGAAACCATTTCAATTGACCACTACTATCATTAACAAAGTTAGTTGCATCAATAGTAAGTTTAATACCGTCGGTTCTCCATGACTCTGATTTCAAATCATAATATAATGAGTTACCACCTTTTTTAAGAATAATTAATTCTTTACTTATAGGTAAATAACCTATAATATTGTCATCGTGATAGTAGTCACTAGACCAATTAGCTAATTTAGGCTGACCGTTTCCACCTATACTAAGTTCATTAATTCTTTCTCCGTCATATAAATAAGCACCATAAGTATTAAACCAAGCTACAAACCCTTCACCCTTAACTACATGGTAATCTTTTTCTACGCCCTTATAATCTATAGTAGCTTCTAGAAATTCTATGTCACGTGAAACGTTTACAATAAATAATTTATTTCTTTTAAATTGTAATAATTTATTACCTATAGATTCTAGCTTTATTACACTATCTCCATCTTCTACTTCTACATCTATAAAAGAATCTTCTGGAAAAAAATCAAATTTATTTGGTAGTGACTTTAATACTCTGTCAGATTTAGTAACTAAATTATTTTTACTATCTTTATATTGTATATTACCAGCATATACTCTTCTATTTATAATAGTAGAAGTTTTAAATCCTGTATTAAAATCTCCTATAACGCTACCTTTTTCTTGCAGTAAAGGTTCCTTAATAGAAAGATTAGCTACAGTACGTCCCGATAAAACATTGTCAACAGGAACAGTGCTATATGCAGAATTAGGATAAATAAATTGTTCTTGGCTATCAAATATATCTGTGTCAAAAGCTTCATAAGAAGTACTTCCACCAAATCTTAAACCTTTTTCAAAGTCTACTTCTGCTAATAAATACTTAACCCCTATATTACTTGCTGAGTCTATGTAATTTGGTGAACCTGAAGTATACCAGTTATCCATTAAAGCGTAATAAAGTTTAAAGCCTGCATACCTTGGAGACTTATCTCCCATCCTACCTATTAAAGCAAGGTGTAAGGGTTGCACTTTATCTGTACTTCTAGTTTTTTGATATATCTCTCCTAAATAAACTGGATGAGATTCACTTTTATTAGAATCATTATCGTAATTAGCATATACTTTTGTAGCCCAAATACCATATCTTTTGTCTGCATAAAATGTAATATTACCATTTGAATCATCTAAGTCATCGTTTCTAGTGTAAGCAAAGATAGCCATAGATCCTTGTTTTGCAACTGTATATTCAGTACCGCTACCATAATTATCTAGTATATTTTCTACCGTAGGTGCAGTTAAAGATAATTTTCTAGTATCCCCCGAAAAGTCACCATTTTGTATATCCCACATAAATAACTCAGACTCTTGTGTAGGATTAAAAAAAGCTTGTTTAGAGTTTAATGCATCTTTGTCGTAATTATAAGAACCACTTCTTTGTATAGGAGCTAAATATAAATCTTCATCTCTATATGTAGCTGTAACTTCATTGTTAATATCTTGATTTGTAGATGATGCACCTAACTTTCTATTAAATTTATAATATCCAAGTACTTTAGCTTTATTATCTGATGCTCCATAGTGAGGAACAACTCTTGTCTGCCCATCTATAGTATACATGTCAACCTTGCTTGAAGAAGCACCATAATTAATGGTATTAGATTCTACTGCAGGGGTTGTAATATCATAGATACGCACAATACTATTAGTAGTATCATTAATAAAAAAATACTCTGTTTCACTAATTGTTTGAGCAGCTCCTAAGTTTCTATCTAAGTTTGTGTATAATAAACCATTACCGAAATTCAAATCATCTATACTTGATATTGCATTTGAACCTATGTTTTCAGCTACAGCAGATCCATTCATTGTAATCTTACCTGGTACCTCATTTGATAATTTATCTAAGATTTGAAATTCATTATCATTCAAATCTTTAGAGTTAGTATTATTATTTAAGCCACCACTAAAGTTGTTTATATGTTTAGTTAACTTTGGCACAAGCTATTTTTAGCTTATTACAAATTACATTACCCCTGGTAACTTCGTTCATATCAATAAGCTTTACCTTTTTGTTTGACTTAGTTTTTAAATTATACTTTCTCCTGCTGTCGCCAATAGAAGTACCTTGAAACTCTTGTCCTTTTCCTGTTGATGTATTATATATTCCCATCTATAATTTCTCCCCATACAGAAGTTTTACCATCTGTAATTTCAACTGTCTCTACTTTAAATTCTCCATTGTCATACCAATCAACTATAGCAAAAGCATGACCCCAGTTATGCAGTCTACCTTTTAACCACTTATTGCTTTCGTGTGACATGTCCTTTAAACATCCCATAGACCAAGCACCAATGTTACTATTAAGCTTTGTCATAGTATGACGTTGTATGTCATGTACGTGTCCATACATTACATTCTCACCATATGTTTCTAAGTGTTTCTTTGCATGGTATGTTGTTGCAAACGCACCATGAAAAAATACCAACTTACCTACTTGGATAGGTAGGTTGTATTCTGTGTAAGTATATCCTCTTTCTTTGATTTTACATGCTTTAAAAAAGCTGTAATCACTAAGATAAGGATACTTGTTAGCAAAATTATCCAACCAGAGATCGTGGTTACCTTGAAGTAAATACTTTTCTTTACATCCAACTTTCTCCAATAACTCATCCCACTCATCCAGTCCTTCATTTACTAATCTTATATCTTCATTTACAATAGGAAGTTGAAACTCTAAAGGTGGTAACTTCTTGTCTTTGTACCTCCAAGCAGATACAGACTCCCACTCTCCAACATCACCTAAGTTTACAAATACGTCAGGTTTAATTTTCAAGATTGCTTTTTTAACACACTCTACTGCAGCTCTATCTTCTAATGGATAATGCTGATCAGGTATTACTATACCACGTTTTTTTAGTTTCAACGAAACCTCCTATTATTTAAGTGCTTTTTTAATTTCTGCAAATAGCTTATCATCTAATTTATTTGAAGACTTAGCTACTAAGGCCTCTCCTAAATGTAGTACGATAGCTTTAAGTACTTTTTCAGTACCTAACTTTGCTAATAACTTTCCTAATATTGGTCCCATTATTTTTTCTCCTGACATGATTCTTCACACGCTTCTAGGCCTTTCACATATCCTTGATGCTCTATAATCATATTTTTAATTTCAGTTAATCGTCCGTTAGCTTCTTGTATTTCACTAACTAAACTATTGTGTTGCTCTACCATACTTGCCATTTGACTGGTAGCCTGTTCTTTTAAATCGACTTTTACTTCTTTAGCCATTTACTCTCCTACTTCGGTTATCTTATGATGTTCTTCGTTTTACTGCTTTACCAACTGTATATATGTCATTGGCTGTTAGTGCTGCATTTGCTGCTGCAGCTAAAGGTATTCCTACTCCTGGTATTAATGCTAAACTACTAGCAGCAGCTCTTTTAGCTACTTTCTTTGCTCCGTATCTAAGACCTTGTTTAACAACAGTCTTTTTTTGTTGTGCAGCTATATCTTTTCCTGCTTTAATTGCAGTTTGTTTAATTACTTGATTGCTAGCACCTCTTTGAGCTTTAGAACTTAATGTTTTTTCAGCTTTATTTACTATACCTTGTATTTTTCTATTACTAGAACGACTAGTATTTTTTACATTGCCAGCATTTTTTACATTAGAAACAGAACCTTGACCTACTTTAGGCCCTTTAACTTCCCTTACTACCTTTTCCATTACACCCGTTGTAGGATTTCTTGAGCTAGTACCACTTTGTACAAAAGTACTAGGTCCTCTTTTGGTAGGAAGTTGTGAAGGTTTTACATCTACAGGTAAATTAGAATTAAATTTCTTTTTAATTGCCGCAGTTCTTTTACCAGTACTTTGTGTATCTGTTACAACTTTAGGTGAGTTAAAATCAAATGTAATACTTTTTGTAGGTAATGATGCTGTCCTTGATAATGTTTTAGGTCCAGATATATTTAAATCCATTCCTTTACCTATGTTACCTAAATTAGGTTGCAACCCTTTTACTACATTATTTGCTCTCGATTTTACATTACTTGGTAAATTTTTTATAGCACTACCAGTTGATCTAGCAGCCCCTGGAATTGATTTAATTATACCAGGTACTTTGGTAATACCTAAACCTGTTGATCCAGCTGTATATGCAGCTTTACCTACACCTGCTATAGCCTTACCGCTATACTTTATAATAGGTGGTATTGCAGTTCTTGCTACACCTATTGCTGTTGCTCCTCCTACTACCGTAGCTCCAGCTTTTAATGCACCTATTGCAAGCTTTTTATGATCTTCTTTTTTATATTTTGTTATTGCCATAATTACCCCCCCTAGTATTTACGTGCTATTTTATTTGATTTTTTTATAGTTCTTTTAGCTTTTCTAAATGCTTTTCTTATTTTTCTTTTAGCTTTAAATCCTTTTGCTTTTTTAACATCAGCTCTTTTTTTCTTTTTTAATTTACTAATCGTTGATCTAGTTCCTTTTTTACTTACCTCGTCTTTAGTTTGAGTAGTAAATTTTTTATTATTCCAAGTAAAGGTTTTATTACCTTTATCTTTGTTAAGTTTAAAAGCTTGTTTAAAAGTTAATTTTTTTGCTTTTGGTTTTGTTTTTGTTTCAATTTTTGTTTTCGAGTTTTTTGGTACTTTCATATTATACTCTCCTCTATATATTAATTTTTATACATAATATATGTATATTATTTTTTGTTTCCAAACACTATTTAATTTCTTTTTTAATTTTATCGAATACTTCTTGCTCGTCAAAAGTCATAGATATTCCAGCTTCATATCTCATTACTTCTACACCTTTTTTAAAAATAATAATAGTAGGTACAACTTTAATGCTCCATTCTTTTTGAATGACAGCACCTATATTTTTATTAGTTAAATCTATTTCACCTATATAACATAACTCAGATAACTTCTCTACCTTTACTCTGTTTTTATAATTCCAGGAGGCGTTTACTTGAACTACCGCACAATCTTCTGCATATAATGCTTGTACTTGTGCAAAGTTTTTTAAATTAACTGACTGTGAATGCAATGGCGATAGTAATAATACTGCACCAAATAAGCCACAAAGTAATTTGTAATATTTCTTCATAATTAAACACCTCTATTTGTTATTCATGTTAAGAAGAGTTTCATTAATGCTACGTGTATCTTCTTTAATGTCATCAACTTTTTCTTCTAATTTATCTACTTTGCCTTCTGTATTTAATATTGAGTCACGAATCATTTGATCCTTTAAATCGTATTCCATACGTGATACTTCTGGCTCAGGTAGTTCTTTAGCTAACTGTATTTCAGCTTGCAAGGAATACCACATCCCTACTATTAAAGCTATAGTAACAGCAATACTTATTGCAGTCTCTAAGCTAAATG